ATCAGTTTTCTTGATTCCTTTTACATTTTTATTGAATAGTATCTCTTGTATAATCATAGCAATAGAAGACTTACCACTACCATTAGGGGCAGTAAGCTGTGTAATACGACTTGTATCTAAATTAATTATATTGTTTTCTCCATAGGAAAACATATTTGAAAACTTTAATTGTTTTAAAACTATACTACTCATAGTATGTGTCCTTAAATGCTTGTTTACTAAATAACTCTCTTAAATATCTTAGAGTAAACTTATCCCACGTAATAAATGTTTGCCTACGGTTATTGTGTACTGAAAATAATCTATCTTCTAGTATAGGTATAATATTAGCACTTTTTTCCCAACCTGTCATTTTGATTCTACGTTCTAGTTGGGGGTATGCTTCGTAAATAAAGTCATTATTCTTGTCACCTGGTTGTGTGTCGTCAAAGGCGGCTGCATAGTGACAAAATATAGGCTCTAGTGATGTAAAGGTAAAGAACTTATGCTTTTTAGCAATAGCATACTTAATTATATTAGGAGAGTCTTCCCACCATCCTATACCTATCTTTCTATGAAAATCAGGATTATGACCAGAAAATACAATAATCTCATTTTCTTTAACATCTTCATATAAATTAGTTAGTGCTACTTGAGAATAAGAATGTGTAAATTGTCCATGTTTTACTGCATCAGGTATTGTATAACTCATCATTTTATCTACAGATAGATTTACTATGCTATAGTCAATAGATCGTTCTTTACAATACTTAGCAGCATATCCAATATCATAATCATTTACACCTTCAAACAATCTTTGAGAAACAGCTCTAAAAGGTATGCCTTGTGTATAAAAAGATTCAGCTGTTACTTCTGAATCTATACCTCCGCTTAGTGCTAACACAAACTTATAATCACTATATTTTTTAGCAAACATAGCTACTAGTGAGTCTAAATCTTGTTTAAAAGATTCTCCTCTACGTCTATACTCAGGTGCAGTTACTCTACAACCCATACTAGGTATAAATGAAGAACATTGATAGTCAAATTCTGGTCGTAGATGTGTTTTAGTTTGTATATATTCCCAATATACTCTATTAAGTGATAAGTCAATTTGCATATATACTCTTAAACTCCGTTAACACTTTGTCAGTATCTGCTACCTTAATATGATCTAGATATATTTCTAACTCTTCGTGTATTGTTTTATTCTTAAGATCAAGTGTAGAATCTTCTGCAGGTTTTTCTACCATCTTTTTATCTAATAGATCTGAATTGGCTATAGAAGCTAGTTCATCTAGCGATCCTGTAATTTCATATATCACATGATGTCTAGCATCTGTCTTCATATCTTCACCTACTGTAATCTTACGACGTAGCAACTTAGGTAAATCTAGATTATGAAATGTGCGTGTATAATTGTGAGAATCAACCACATCATAAATATCTACTCCATACTCACGCTTATCATCTCTGTCAAACGTAGTGTTCAACGGAGAGCCAGGATAGTAACAGTTGCTGTCACCATAACGATGATTAAAGTGTAAATCACCAAGTAAACATAAGCCCCAAGGGGAGAGTAAGGAAAAGTCATATTCCGGTGTAATGTGTGGAGGCACTTCACCCCTGATATGCGTAACCAAAATATCATCTTCGATATATGTTGGTAAATTGTTGATCTGCATCTCACCATACGGGAAAAAGCAGAATGATGTTTTACCCACAGTTGCGCGTCCATTCTTCGTAAAAACATGTACGTTCTCATTTTTAATAGCATTTCTTTCGGTAAAATGTTCAAAGAAAGATTCTCCTTTTCTAGTGGCTTCATGATTGCCAGGAATGATGTAGGTGGGAATAGTGACTGAATTGATATAGCTTAGAAACAAACAGATTTCATCTGGTTCTGGTTTTTTATCAAATATGTCACCAGCTATAATATGAACATCACAGTCATGTTCAAGTTCTAACAGTTTAGCAAACATGCTTTTGAATCTTGACATTTGCCAAGTGTATGGTACTTTTTTCTTGTGTAGTAGGATATGCCAATCTGCAGAGCACAAAATTTTAGTCATTGAATATTGCCTTTCGTAGAAAAGTATGCTAATTTAGTTGTCTAGCAAGTGAACAAAGTTACACCGCAGGTGAAAAGCTATTGAACACGCGTCGCCTATATGATGTTGCGTTGGCACGAAGTGCCACAGCGTGGAACGTAGTTCCATATAGTTTATTTGCTGGCTATATCTACGTCTATTTTTAAGAGCCATGCTTCTTCAAATGATTCTTTAGAGTATACTTGTATTTCATGATTTCCCCATATTCTTTTAAAATAGCTGTCATACATTTTTACTATGTCATGATCTGGCCATTCATCTGGTATTAAATGTCCTTTAACACACCAATGCATAAAATGCGCCTCTTTTAAAGACACATCCATATGTAGACTATATGATTTAAGTTCTCTAGCATATATTTTCATGATACACCTGATAGTAACTGGCTCCTAATTAGTATCAGGAGCCAGATTTAATTATGTACTAGATTTTTGTGATATAATTTTAGTAATATCACCCTCAAAAGAGTGAGTGCCTACATGGTTAAGTTTGGTATTAGGATCTAACCAGATTTCACCACCAAGTTTTTGCCATCTTCTACAGAATGTATAGTCTTCAGATAAATATCTATTATCTTCTGGATCATGTATCGTATCAAAAAATGAATAACAATACTTATTAAACTTTTCATCAATATTAGAATCATTACGATAATGTAGTTCTGGATAGGCTTGTATCATTTTCTCAACTACTTCACGCTTAACTAAGAAGAATCCCGTAGATGCGTCCAGTACTTCAACTGCACCATTCTCAATTCTAATTTGTTTCTTTTCTTGATTGATAAATTTAAAATTAATCGCATATTGAATTGGTAGAGCTTTTTTAGGATAAGCTGCTGCCATAATAGGTTTATCATAAGCCATCATTCTAAGTAAATCATCTGCTTGAAACTCAATGTCTGCATCAATAAACATTAAATGAGAACAATCACTTTCTAAAAACATAGCAGTTAGAATATTACGTCCACGAGTAATTAATGATTCGTTACGTAGTGTAGTAATTCTAAAATTAATACCATGCTGCATAAATGTCTGAGAAGTTCTAAACATTGATAAAAAGAATTGATCTGTTACCATCCCTCCATAACAAGGAGTAGCAAAAAAGATATTCATTTCTCTTAGTTTATTCAGATCAATAGTAGCTTGATCACCTTCTACAGCTTTAAAAGCACCAAATGATCTACTCGGTGCTTTTTCTGTAGGATTAGAATCTGTATTAATAGATCCCATATCCGCTAGTGATTTCTTCATGCTAGGTCATCCACATCCTCTTGTGGTTTAAATTCATCGGAGACATCTCCGGCAAAGTAAGCAGTATTTTTAAGAAGCCATTCTTTTTGCTCCTCATATGTTTGGCGTTTATAAATCTTACTAAGATCAAATAATTCTAAACCTTTTTCCGCATCTGTTAGTGCTGCATTGTTACGTGCAGGAATACAAGTGTATTTAACATTTTGAGGAAGTGGGCCTGTTTTTTCTTTCTTAATAGTAAGATCATACCCACTATCATCGTCTGAGGGATTTCCATAATCAGGATTAGTAGCATAATCTACAATTTGTGAGTAAATAGTAGAACGAAGATCAAACAGTTTAATCTGTCCATCTGCTCTATCAATTACATTACAAACATATGAAAATTGTGGTTTATCTGCATAAATAGCATCATCAATTTCTTTAAAAGGATCTTGTGCGCTATTATCAAATGACTCTGTTTCGCGGCTAAATTGTAGACACTCTACAGGCATTTTTTTACCCTCTGTTGTTACTACCCAGTAGCAGTAACGCGGCATTACGTCGCCTACTAATCTTAATTTAGTATCACCAATACTCATTGTGAGTCGTTGGATTTCTCTTCTTTGTCCACTACCTGTAGACTGTTTACCTTTTGCTTTATCCCAAGCTACCATTGTTTTCTCCTATGTTGAACGTTGGTTCTTATGTGTAGGACGTTCTCGAAACCGAGAACTCTTGTGGAAAAGATATTTTATCATCCTCATATTTTATATAAGGATTTACAATATCTTTTATTACATAATTTTTTGCTATGTAATTCTGTTTCTCACTAATTCTTCGCATTGCTAGAAGTTGTAAGTATTCTATTTTCTTATCTACAGATATATTATGAGTTAAAAAATATGGATTCTTTATATAGCTCATAGGTTCTCTGGTCTTATAATGACATACTAGTTTCTCAGTCTTCTGTTCCAAAATGCCTGACACAAACAGGTGAATTGGAATATGATTAATTTTTAGTACTTTCATTAATCCTTTAGTTGTTCTTGTATTATATAACGGAGTTTGGGCAAAAGTCAATATCAATATAGCTGATTTATCTCTTCTTGCCCTTAATTTTATTTCATACCAGTTAAAGAATGTAGTATCCA